CATTGTAAAACTCAGACCTTCTATAATATGGGTATATCAGGATAGGGGAAGCTATAACCTTATCAGGATTGGGAATATATAGCGATTGTGTTCATTCTATTTAATAAATAAAATCAAAGGAAATAGCTAAACAGCTATAAATAGGTATAAATCATGACAAAGACTGAAAAAGTTGATTTTCAAGGGCAATTTTCTTATAAAGACCTTGTTAAGAAATATTTTGGTATTGATTTACTTGTGGGAGAAAACACTCCTAAACTCTCTAAGCAACTTTCAAAAGCAGGTAAAGATTACACAAATGAAGAACTACAAGCCTTTCAGGAACTTTTGAACGCTGTTTATGATGGTGAAAAAGAAGAAAGCTATAGATTTATATTTACTAACATTTTACCAGATTATGAAGAAATAGATGATTGGGCTTTTGATGGCTCATGTAACTCTCAGGGTGAATGTGGACAAGCTACATCCTATGTACTTAACACGCTAGAAGAAGCAAGATACTGTTATATTTACGATACATGGAATGACCCTTCTGCAAGATTCTACTATGTGCAAGACTGTAATGGTGTTCTTGGTGTTGCTGACTTGTATTGTGACAACGGTCATGGCTATTATTTAGCCCCTCAAATTCTACTTTGTGTTGCTTATGGTAAGCGTTTATCTGACTTTACAAAATATAAAGACCCTTTAGTATATATGACAAATGATTCTGGTTATTGGTCAAATCTATCAGCAAGTTCATATAATCACTATGTAACTGGTGAAATTGAACCTATTGAACCTTATGATGAAGTTATTAATGATTTTAACAAGTATATTGGTAAAATATGGAGTAACAACCTAAACCGATACATTGACCAAGATGATAATTACTTTGTATATTGTTCAAATATTGAAGATTATGAGTGGTCTGATGGAGTGCATGTATGTGACCATTGTAGTGAATGTTTAAGCACTAGAGGCGATTATATTGAAGCAAATGATGGAACTATCTTCTGTTCTGAAGATTGTGCGTCTCATGATTATATCTATTCTAAATACTATGAGGGTTGGATTGACCGTGAAGATGCTTCTGAGTGTGCTGATTGTGGTTGTGTATTTCCATCAGAAGATGGGAAATGGGATTCTGATGATGAATTTTACTGCCCTGATTGTATCCATGACCACCTAGAAGAGGAAGAAGAGGACTAAAGGGTTAGAAATAGCCCTTTGGGATTCTCCCTATATAAAATAATTTGGATAAAATTATATAACATATTTTTAGGAGTTAAGGAATTGAAGTTACTGAAACTATTGAAGTATAGCCTTGTGATTTTATATATTGGCTTGTGGATTGGTATGATTTATACTGAGAATACACAACCAAAATTAGAAGATTATACAGAGCAGATAGGACAAGATTTATACAGGATTAAACACAACACCATATTAAGTAAATACATTAAATATGGTAAATACTGTTTAGCTGTATATGATAGGATTGAAAATGAAGTCATTGTCTATGAAGTTGATTTTGATGAGTGGAATCAATACAGCGTAGGAGACTATTATTAAGCATATAGCAAGGTTTTAGGTCATAGTGGTATAATCATACTAGGAACTATTTAAAATGCACCAGAGAGCCTCCTATGGCTTTATAGGGGCATTGTAGGAATTGAAAGAAGGAAACACAATGAAATTAAAGAAAATTATTAAAGTTTTTGGGATACCTACTTTTCTTGTGGTATGTTCAATTATCAGTAGGCAAGAAACCTTTTCACTAACTTGTATTTTAGGTGCTTTAGGGGTATTCTCCTATGAATTTAGCTTTATCACAGATTAAGGGGTTTAAAATGGAATTAATAGCAGAAAATGGCACAAGATTGCTGATCAATGGAAACACTATTGAAATTTTTGGTGATATTTATATCAAGGCAGAGGCTCAAGCTATATATTATGGAAAAGATTCTAACTTTGACTATGCTGTTACAAAGAAAACAAAAATTTCCCCTTATTATGAATATGGAAAATTAATTTGCTTTATGCTTCAAGAATTTAAGGGATAAATTATGGGTATTGTAGTATTTAACAAGAAAAAAGCACTAAAAAATCTATGGGAAGACACTAAAAAGTCTAAAGTCACAAATGAAATTCTTGATACATTCTTGATTGAAATGTTTGTCATGTACAGTTATGACCACAAAGAAGAACCTCCTTTCTTACTTGGTAGGGATTTACAAAAAGCATTGAATTTGCCCTTTGCTGTTAAGTATAGGCAAGTTAATAGAGTTTTAGGAGGTCTGAAATGAGGTTAGAAGCTGGGCAATTAATCAAATTAAATAGAAACATGGGGCAATGCAAAAAGGGTGAAATATTCAAAGTTGTTAGAATCAGTGGGGTTTGGCTGTACTTAAAAGTATAGTAACAAATGATGAATATTTTGTATATAGAAATTTTAGTGAGGTTGATTTAATAGAAAAGGAGATTTTCATGTTTAATATAGGAGATATAATAGAGCTGACACAAGATGTAATATTTTACGATAAAGGCTTAATTTGTCAAGTTGTGAAAATTGATGAAGTTAATACTAATTATGGATATGTTAAAATTTTAAAATACCATGATGGTACAGAAGCTACAGGTGAGGAAAGGCATGCTAACTTAACCCTGTTTAAGCTAGTAAGAAAAGGGGGTTTATATGTTTAAAATTGGTGATATTGTGAGGTGCAAGACTGATAGATATGGAATCACAACTTATAAGAGACCTTGTGAGGTTGTGGAGATTATATCTGATGATAAAATAAATGTTAGGTGTTTAGACAGTGATAGTTCAATCTATGATGTTGATACTAACCTGTTTGAATTAGTTCCCTTACATGAAATTCTTTATAAAGGGAGGGAAGTAAAGAATAGTAGAGGGGAATTATATAAATTTATTAAGTATCATCAAAATGGTATCTCTGTAGAAAGCCCTAGATTTTGTGATGATTTTATATCCTATGATGATATTAGGTATATAAAGAAGTTTACAGTATAAGGAGGTACAGATGAATAAATTTAAGGAAGGCGATTGGGTTAGGGCTATAGTAGATAGGTACTCTAGGACTACTTATATGAAGCCTTGTAAAATCATTAAAGTTATAAATAACAACATTATCAAGGTAAGAACTATAGATACTAATGAGGTTTGGGATGTAGAGAGTAAGAATTTTGACTATTGCCCTGTAAACCACATTTTACATGAAGGGGATGACATTGGCAACAAAAGATACCCTGATATAGAGTACACTTTTGAAAAATATGGAAGATATGGGATAAAAGCAAGAAATAAGATAATGGGTTATTTGGAAATTATCCCTTTTGAAGACATACTATATCAATCAGGTTTCAAAGTATAGGAGGTAAGTTATTGTTAGCAAACTTAACAGGTCACAATATAGACATTGTAGATAAGCAAGGGAATATTATTAAAACTTTATTTACTTGTGATAGGGAAGAACCTTTAAGGGCAGAAGTTAGCTTGAGAAGGAAGCGAAAAATTGAAGGAATCAAGCTGACTAAGTTATCCTATACATCAAACATAACAGAACGTAAAATGCAGGAATTATTAAGAAATTATGATGGAATCATAGTCTCTAAGATAACAGCAGAATGCTTGAGAGAATTAGGATATACTGAAAACGTGTATATCACAGGTAGAAAGTTCTATAAACATGGTAAGTTTATAGGTGTAAGAGAATTATGTATTTTGTAGGAAGGGAACAAAAATGAAACTAAAATCAGTTAAAAAGGAACTCAAGGAAGCATTCCAAAACTCACTTTTGACCACAGAAGAATGGGAGGTACTTGTGGAAGAGTCTAAAACAAATAAGGAGCTAGAAGGTAAGCTCAATGAAGCACAGGAACAGTTTAAGTCTATCACAGATGGAAACTATGAATCAGGTGATTTTGTTACTAGTGTTAAGTCTTTAAACGGTGCTGTAGACTTTGCAGAGGTGCTATGTGGTTGGGATATTGTGGAAAAAATCCGTGAATATCAAGACATTTTTAAGATGGGGTATACATTTAAAGATGAATATTTTGTCTCTCCTATCCCTCTAGTCCTAGTAAGCCTTGACCCTCAAAGAATCCTTATGAAAAGACCAGAAAAATGGTATGAGGATAACAAGGATAATCTTGTCAAGCTATTGGATAAGCTCATTATGCGTGAGAATCTGAAAAGTGCTGAATCAGATAAATCAGTCACTAAAGAGCCTCTAAAGGACTTTATCAGTAGAAACTCACTTGAAAAATACCCTAAAGTTCTATGCTACTATATGCAAAAAGAAGGAGTATTTCCTAGACAAGATGGGTTTGAAAAGGCACTTAAGCCCTATCAGGAATATATTAGCAAAAAATTTGACAAGGCTATTTTGGAGCACAATCCTAACCTTAAGAAGTTCACCTATGCAAGTATGGTAAAAGACTACTTTGGACTTGTGCTAGATGAATCAAAAAATGCACCTAAGTTAGCTAAACAGCTCAAAAAAGCAGGAATTAGCTACACAGACAAGGAAATCCAACATTTTGGTGAGGTTAAAAACTGGTGGGAAGATTGGAATTATAAAGATTACTCTACTATGGGCCATAACCTCTTTCGTGTTCGTGACTTGTGGGTAGACTATACAGATTTTGAAATCCCTACACTTGTTGATAAATGGGCATTTAATGATTCATGTAATAATTGGGATAGTGGAGCGGGTGCTGATACTCACCTAGTATTAAAACACTTTGGGTTCAATTATCTTAAGGGCTATTCTACTATCATCAATAATAGTGGAGAAGTATCTCTTTGCCCTTCTATGCGTACCTATTTCTACAAGGATTCTAATGGTGATTTAGGACATGCAGGAACTTATGCAGACTTTGAAGGTACACGAGCTAAAGCCTGCTATGAATTTACTACTATCCTACTTTGCATTGTATTTAACCGTAAAATTAATGAATTTTCTAAAATCTCAGGAATGGGTATTTCTTGTGATAGCTACAGAGATAAGAATGGAAACTATATTAATTTCTGGGCAAATCAAGCAAGAAATGACTATGCAAAATGGGGTACAGCAGAAGTATTTTCAAAATTTAATGAAGAGGACATGGATGAGTATAGAACTACTCATTACAGTCTAAGATACACAATCAATAATGAATTGTCACCTAGTGAACGTAGTAGTTTGCTATACTCACATACATTTTACTCAGGTCATGTATTCAAGAGTGGAACTAAACAATCAGGTCACCTTGTGCTTAATGCACTTAAAGACCTACTAAGCACAGGATATTAAAATTAAAGGAGAATCACATTATGAATTACACATTTATCGACGTATTAACAAAAACTCAATCAGAAATGCTTTCATGGCTTCCAGAAGTATTGGCTGACTATGGATACACAGATTTAAAGGTCACAGACTATATGATTATGGCAATTAGTCCTAAGAAGAATCAGCCTTGTCTTGTGGCTCACCTAGATACAATCAACACAAAGCGAAAGACCTATAACTATGGTAGCTATTACCAAACTTACTCAAATGTTAGCACAGCTACGAGCACAGAAAAAGAACGTACTCCAGAAGTTCAGGATATTCTGGTCACAGACAAGTATATCCTACTATCTCCAGAATGTAAGTCTACTATCCAATGTTTGGGCGCTGATGACCGTGTAGGAGTCAAAACTATCCTAGATATTCTTGAGATGGGTCTCAGACCTCATATTCTCTTCACTACAGACGAGGAAGTTGGTTGTGTAGGTTCTCATAAGGCAGTTGATGAAAATGCATTAGAGGAGCTAAGAGAGGCTTCTATGCTTATCCAGATTGACCGTGGTGTTCATGAATCATCATGGCATGAAATGGTGACTTATAGTTTTGACCCTAAGAGCCATCAAGAAATCTTTGACAAACTAAGGGAAACTTACACAATGGCTACAGGTTCTTACACAGATGTGGCTGTATTAGGTACACACTTAAACAAGCCTATTGTGAATGTATCAGCAAGTTACATGAATGAGCACCACACAGATGAATTTATCAACCTAGAAGCCTATGAGTATAACACACAAGGGCTTATCAAGTTCCTCAAATGGGCACAAGAGCAAGATACAAGTGAATGGAAATATGTGGCTAAGTATGTTCCACCAGTAAAACCTAAAACTACTCCTACCAATTTCCCTCCTAAGTTTGGGGCTATTCGTCCTAGCTTGTGGAGTAAAAAGGGAGGATATGCAAGTGCCGAAACCTACTTTAAGGAAATGAATAAGTCAAAATTCATCAAGTGTGAAGAAATCTTTGACAAATACATTGAGGAAGGTTGGGAAGAAGATACACTATTGGATTCTATTGACCTTGCTTACTCACTAGGAGCTGAAATCTCAAATATCTGGCAACTCAAGTATGTTCTTGAAGGAAAAATCTACAATCACATTTAAGCACACAAAAAGAGGGATAGCAAATTTGCTATCCCTTTTAAGGTGTTTATGTATTTCACTTATAAGTATAGCACAGGATAGAAAATAACACAAATGAATTACACTAAAATAATCAATTATGTATTCTTTTGGTGGAAATAACCAGAATACTTTATAATATATATTAGGTATTATAGGAATAAGGTTATTACCATCAATTAGTTACATAAACAGTTCCTAAAAGACTAAGTAAAAGTCCAACAGAAAATGTTCGCAATCAAGTTGCAAACATTTTTTGGGGACAATAACCAATTTTCTATTTTTAGGTATTGCATTATCTTTTTCTTTGTGGTATACTAGTCTTACCAATAAATTAGAAACAGAGGTGTAATCAATGTATTTTAAGGTTTATCTTGAAATGTTCAAACAAAATGAACTCAAGAATCTCACAGACATTTTCTTGTATAGCTTCCTGTGTGCATTTGCCAAGGAAGGTGAAAAGGAAGTCTATTCTCACTACACAAATCAACAGCTAGTTGATATTTTTGGGTGTACTCATCAGACTATTTCCAATTCTGTGACTAGACTTGTGAACTTAGGTCTTGTGAAGCGTTTTGATAATACTAGATTTAGCTATACCAATGGTGACTTTTACTGTAAACGAACTCTTGTGACTAAGACAGAGTTTTACAACAAGTATGCCATTGAAGACTATATTTCTGTGAAAAGTCATTGGCTTACAGAGTGGAAATTGCCTATTCGTGCTGTGCAATTACTAGGTATTTTCTGGTCAGCATACTACAAGAGAGGTAAGAGCACTACTCTACACACTACCTCGCATGACCTTATTGACCTTATGGGAGATGTAAACTATCGTACGTATATCAATAACTTGAATCTTTTGAAGGACTTAGGACTAATCACAGAGCTTACATCTAAGAATGCTCATGACAAGATTTTCGAGCTTTCTGTGGAATATCTAGGTGCTGAGGTAAGTCCAGAGGAAGTCTTAGAAGCTGTTTCTGTGGAAGATAAAGCACAGGACAATAAGGGTTCTGTGGGGAAGTTTAACACCCTTCTCAAGTGGACTAAGCGATTCTTGAGAAGTAAGGCTAGTAAGTTAGTTGACAAGATTCTGAAAGTCCTAGACCCTCTAGCAGAAGTTAAACAGTCACTAGAACCTCTGTGGCAAGCATTTAATTACTATGAACGTGCCAATATTAGAGCTACGATTCCAGAAGATGCTGACCCTAGAGATGGGTACTTTGTGCAAGGAGTGTGCTAGTGGCTAAGAATAAATTTATAGAACTCCTACAGCGTAATTTTGGAGAGAAAGACCTTGTGAACTTTGGGGTAAATAAGAAATTTTACCTAGAGCGTAAAACCAAAGAAGACCCTGAGTTTGAAGATAGGTTTTCAAGAGACTTTGAGCAAGCTAAGCACTATGTGAAGCATATTGGGTCACAAGTTAAAGCATTAAGAGACAAGTATGACCTTTACCTATCTTTCACTCCTACAGGAGGAAAAGAGCGTAAGAAGACTAATGCACAGGACACTTATATCATTGCACAAGACATAGATGGAGCGCCTATTCCTACAGACCTTCCACCTAGCTACTATTGGGAAACTAGTCCTAACAAATATCAAGGTGTTTGGGTATTAGATAACAAGGTAAACCCACAAGAGCATGAGATTCTGTGTAGAAAACTTGTTAAGAAATATGGTTTTGACCCTTGTGGTGTGGATATTGTACACTTATACAGGATTCCTAGTACGGTGAATCACAAATATGCTACAGACTTTAAAGTAAGTGGTCTACAAGGTGAAGGAACTGTGTACCGTAAGCGAGACTTTATGAAGCACCTTGAGGATGTGGATATTAGCTCAAGAGCAGTAGTTGAGCATGAGGATATTGAATACCTTAACTTTGACCTAGATGCTGTGTTAGAGGAATACAATGCCTTTAAAGAGTTTACTCATGAGCTAGCTGTGGATAGGTCAGAATGGGCTTGGAAATTAGAGCAAAAGATGATTATGAATGGAGCTTCTAAGGAAGAGGTGAAATTTGTATTACTTAATGCCCCTGATGGAAAAGCTAAGTTCACAGAAGAGACAGTTGATGCTGAGGTAAATAGAGCCTTTGCTAAGAGTGAATCACTTGTAGAGGAATCTGAGGAAGAGGTAGAACTTGTCACAGAATTGACCAGTAAGATGAGTATTGAGGAACAGAGAGGTAAGTCTATCAAAACTGTTTCCAAGAAAGGCAAGAAGCGTAAGAACAAGTTCAATATTGTAAGAGTTGATGAGATTGAACCTTTTGACCCTACAGACTTCTGGTTGATTGAGGACTTCTGGGAGAATGGTTCTGTGGGAGTTATTGGAGCACCTTCTAAGTCATTTAAGTCTACTTTTGCCCTAAACTTAGCTTGTGCTGTAGCTACAGGAAAACCTTTTGATGGTCGTAAAGTTAAACAAGGTGCTGTATTGATTATCCAAGGTGAGAATAACTTGTCTATGGAGCAACATAAGATTTATGCTGTGACAGGTTGTGATACACCACCACCTATTTACTTTGTGGATGATAATATCACTATGGAACAGGTATACCGTTTGGAGAATGACATAAGGGAATTGGGTGTTAAATTGCTCATAATTGACCCTATGTACCTCTTGTTTGGTAGTGGTGATATAAATAGACACCAAGACATTGTAGAACGCTTAGAGATGCTCACAAGGCTTTCTAAGAATACAGGTTGTGCTGTGATGCTTATTCACCACAGTAGGAAATTGGAACGTGGAGCTAAAATTACAACCTCAGACATGTATGGTTCTGCATTTATTGAAGGTTGGTATGAATCCATGATTCTCCTACAGCGTAAGTCAAATAACTCAAGTACAATGACCACTTATTTCCGTAACCACAAGTCAGGTGATGTTTATGACCTTGTAGTAGATGATAATATGGGTTGTAGAGCCTTTGCACGTAAGGGAGAGAGTGCCTATGATGCAGAGGAAGCTGATTTTTCTGTGCTAGGAGGTGATGGAGATGAGTAAAAGAGTTTACAAGACTTTTCAAAACCTTCCTTGGTTTGAAGAAGCTATCTCGGAGGGTGAAGAATACTTTGTATGGTTTTTTGAGGAATTGTTAGCTGACCTAGAGGATAAGGACTTGAGCTTATATACCTACATATCAAACTATATTGAAGATGGGTATATGAAAGCTAATACTATCCGTAACCTTAAGCTATCTAAGTTCCCTCAACCTCAATATATCCACAAGTTTCCTTTTCTTAGCGATGAAGCTATTGATTGGGTAGAATGGTATGCTATCAATGAAAATCCACAGAAGAAATATAACAAGGCTACTGAGGAATATGTGAGAAAATGGCAAGGTGAACCTGAACCAGAGAAACCTGCTACTCTTAGAGGCAGAAGTGCTTTATATAAGCAAAAAAGAAAAGCCTCAAGGCAATATTGGCTAGAGAGAGCTATCTTAACGGGGGTGTAGTATGGCATTATTGACATTCGGTACAATCCCTCAGAAGACTAGGAGCTTGAGTTATAGAGATGTTATTGAGTTAAACAAGGTAGAGACAGTCACAAAGCTTACTAAAACTCAATATGGTTCTGTGATGGTCTATTGTGGTCAAGAGATGAAGGGTTTCTATAATGGCACTGTAGGAAGCCTTGTGAGAGGTTTAGGGTGGAGTATATGATTAATACTATCAACATTCTAAAACCTGTGTGCTTAGATATAGAGACTACTGGACTAGATAGACATAGGAACGAAATTACCTCCATACAGATTGGATATACTCATACTGAAACAGGTGTATACACAAGAAAATTCTTTGATTGGGTTAAGATAGGTAGGAAAAGACAAATAGCTCTCTTGAAAAAGCTCAAAGAGTGTAAATTGGTAACTCATAATGGTAAGTTTGACTTGTTATTTCTATATGTTAAGACAGGTATAGAGCTTAAGTTATGGATTGATACTCTTGTGCTTGCTCATGTGTGTGGGGAAGAAGAGCTTGGTCTTAAACCTCTAACAGAGAAGTATTTCCATGTTAAGTATGATATAGCCAAGGAAGCTAAAGTAGGTAAAATCACAGAAGCATTTAAGTCCTATGGTCTTGATGATGTTCTTTACCCTATGAAGCTACTCAATATATTTCAAGCTAAAATTTCTAAGTACAATCTGCTTAAGGTATTCAAGCATGAGATGAGAGCCTATAAAGCCTACTATGAGGTTGAAAAAGGTGGAGTTACTATCAGTCCTAGAAGACATGAGGTACTTGAAAAACTCCAAAATGACCTTATACCTTACACAGAGAAGTTATTGACCTATGGGGATATTAACTGGAACTCTAATGCACAAGTGGCTAAGATTCTATTCACAAAGAAGGATGAGCCTGTGTATGAGGAACAGGGGGAAAGACTTCCTAATACATTCCTTGTGATAAGGAAAGATGTACACAGTGATTCAGTAGTAGGAGAGTTTAACACAAGAAAAGAAGCCAATGCCTTTAAGAAACAGTATATTGAAGAGAATCCTCATGTGTATAAAATGAGTGTCAAGATGCAGAAGCATTTTAAACCTGTTATTATAGGTTATGGTCAAGGTCTTGATGTGGTAGAGTACACAGATAAAGGAGCACCTTCTGTAGGTGTAGATACTCTTGCAAACTATGTAGGAAATGACTGTGTAGATACATTGCTTGAGTATAAGCGTATATCTAAGCTCATTACCTTTATCAACTCTTGGGAAGATTTACAAGTAGATGGTAAGATTTACCCTAGCTTTAATATCACAGCTAGGACAGGAAGGACAACCTGTAATAACCCGAACCTTAGAAACGCTGGGGGTTCGTTAAACCATGTGAAAACGGTGAACGCTGAGATGCCAATACCGTGCCAAGCCTAGTTGAGATATTAGGAAGGCGTAACGACTAAGAAATGCCTAGAGCAGAGTAACACGAGCGCATGGATTGGTTATTTAACCAATATGAGATAGTCTGAACTTGTGGGAAGTGAACCACAAGAACTATAGGATAAAGAGCCTATAGGGTAACAGGACATGTCAGCAATGTCCACAAGATAGTTATGTCAGAAACCTAATTGAAGCTAGAGAAGGTTGGAAGCTAGTTGAGTGTTTTAGTGGTGATACTGAGGTATTAACAGAACAAGGATGGCAAAGGTTTGACAGCTTAGATAAGAACTTAAAAGTTGCTCAATATGATATAGGTACTAAAGAGATAACATTTGAAAAACCTTTAGGATTTATTCATAAGGAGAATAAAGAGACTTTTAGGTATGAGGATAGAAATACCTCTCTATGTGCTACAGCTAACCATAATATGCTTACTACATTTGGAAAAGATAGACCTGTATTTAAACATAAGTTTAAAGATGTAAGGTTCTCAAGAGGAAATGCTTTCATAAATGCTGGTTATTATAATAATGGTAGTTATGATGAACTTAAATCTCGGTATATTGCTATGTTTACAGCAGATGGAAGTATGTCTCCTGATGGTTATGTAACATTCTGCTTTTCTAAAACTAGAAAAGTGGAAAGATGCAAACATATTCTTGATATGCTAGGTGTAGAGTATTCTCTTAATGAGCATCATAGAAAAAGTGGAGTTATTAACTATAGATTTTATGTTGGTAAAAGAACTGATTATCTATTAGATGGTTATGTAGATAGATATAAAAGAATTTCAATGAACTGTGTACATAATCTTAACATAGGAGCTTTCCTTGATGAAGTTCAATATTGGGATGCAACTTATACAAGAGCAAGAAATAAGCAGTCTATAAGATTCGCAACGTGTGTTAAAGAAACAGCAGAAGTAATGCAGATAATGTGTGCTCTTGATGGAAAGAAAACAACCATAAGGATAGATGATTATAACCATAAAACAACTGATGGTAAACATAGTTTAATATACTATATCAACTATAAGATAAATAGAAGTGATGAACACACTTTCATGAGCGCATTTTCACCAGATTTTACTAAACCAATAGTACAAGATGTGTACTGTGTAAATATGCCAAAAGGTACTTTAGTTATTAGACATAATGGTAAAGTATCTATTCAAGGCAACTGTGACTACTCACAGCTAGAGCTTCGTGTGGCTAGTTGGTTGTCAGGTGACATAAATATGCAACATGCTTATCAATCAGGTAGTGACTTGCATAGTAAGACAACAGAGCTTTTGTTTGGTGATACTAGTGGGTTAAGTCATGATGAACAGAAGAGAAAGCGTACCCAAAGCAAGAGCGCCAACTTTGGCTTTTTATATGGAATGGTTGCAAAAACATTCATACAGTACGCATTAGGTTTCGGACTTACACTTACACAAGAAGAAAGTGAGAAAATACGTGCTGACTTCTTTAAAGCCTATCCTAGATTGCTAGTGTGGCATGAAGAGTGTAAGGAATTTGCTAGACAACATGGCTATATAGAATCACCTATTGGAAGAAAGAGATGGTTTGACAATATTAACAGTAGAGACTTTAGGAAACGTTCTGCTGATGAAAGACAAGCTATTAACTCACCAGTTCAAGGGTTTGGTTCAGACTTGTGTACTAGTGCCTTAGCTGATATTGTATTCAGTAAAGAGCTAGACCACACAAGATTCAATGTACTAGGTTCTGTGCATGATGCGATTCTCTTTGAGATAAGAGATGACTATGTAGAGGAACTTGTGCCTAAACTAAAATATATGATGGAACACCCTTCTATTATTGAAGGTATGGAAGTACCTATACCTCTTGTAGCAGATGTGGAGGTTTCTCAATCATGGGGAGGACATTAATGCACCTATATGATAAACCTGCATACTTGAAAAGTAAATATCAGCTATTGAGACAACTTAATAGAGAGTGCTTCCAAGCTGACCCTGAGAAGTATTGCAGAGAACAGATTGACTATGACCCTAATTATGAGTTAGGTGTTGATGGTGAAGAATATGTAATGGGTAAGTTTATCAAAGGTATTCGATACTTGAATAGAACATACAAGCTGAAACTACCACAGTTTCCTAGTTATGATGAGATGTATAAGCTAAACTTTAGACTTCCTGCTAAGATAGATTTTGCTGTGAAGTATATGGTTGCCACTACTCACCTAAAAACTCAGTATGTTTCACACAATATAGCATTTACCTATGCTGTGAGTGATACCAATGAGAGACTGGTTATCCATTATCCAAGACAAACACAAGATATGATTGACTATGCTAGATTCATTATAGCTAATGGGTATAGAGAATATGTACGCAGTTGATGAATATTTTGATGGAGAACTTGTAGAAGAGCATTTGTTTCTTACTTGTGAAGGAGCTTATGCCTTCTATGAGCGTATGTTTAATAGAACAAAATCTACCTACTATGTTAGGTATGAATTTAGAGGTTTAATACATGACAGTAAACAAGAACAGCTCAGTTGGTATTACTGAGGATATTATCACAAACATTATGCACCTTGGGGCTAGTGAGTATCACCTTGAGATTCTTATTCGTAAGTATGAAGACCAGATTAAGTTCTGGTATAATATAGACAATCCTGAGATTCAAACAGAAGAAGACAAGATTGCTATCTATGATACAAAAGATAAAGTGAATCAGATTACTATGACCCTACAACAGGTCACAGAAGAGCGTAGAAGAGCCATGACACTGCTTAAAGCACAAGCTAATGATAATGGTAACCCTGACCTCTGGTGTTTGTTAAAACACGTTCTCGTGGCTGTGATAACGTCTTTTGAAGCATGGCAAGTAGACTTTGCTAATGATAATGTTAAATTTGTATTCCTAGAGCAATCTCGTGTGGCTAATCAAGTGTTAGCTATGTTCCTAGGGTATGAAGTAACACCTTGTAGTGCTTGCTTAACTGACCAACTTAAGGAAGATGGAAAATAATTTGAGAAATTTTTAAAATTTCTCATTTTATCTATTGACAAATATCAGAATATGATGTAGAATAGTATATGTAGAAAGGAACAAGATATGAAAGAACAAATTTTAAAAAGTCTTGAGACCATGAGCAAAGCTCAGTTAAGTAAAGAGATTGGTATTACACCATTTATATTAAACAAATTTATTTCCAGTAACATGGAAACAATTAAGATGGAATATTTAGAGAAAGTGAAAGCCTATTATGGAGAAGAGGAAGATATTCCTAAACAAGATAGAGCTACACTATCTGTAGAAGTACCTGAGCTTTCTAAAGAAGAAATTAAATTTTTCAATACACTACAAATAAGTAGTATTCATGATAAAATTAGCACACTAGGTTACATTAACTATGTTTTTACGTCTAACGCAAGACACTCACAGCCTTGGTTTATTCGTCTAGCACGAGGTAAACGAGCTGATGAGATTAAAAATTTAATCAAACGGTTAGGATTGGCTGTTCTGTGTGGACGTTACAATGAGAAGGAGTCTGAGAAAACTTATGTAATTAAGATACCATCAGAGCACTACTTCTGTAAATATGGTAATGGAAGCACTGGTTGGGCTGTAGAACCTAATAAGTTCACAGTCAAGTCAACGAATAAAGAGGAACTAGCTAAAGAGTATCCTGAGTTTAAAGATTTCATTGTGGAGCTTGGTGTGCTAGTTGAGCATTACAATGGAAAGCCAAGAGGATTTAATATTAGTGAGCGTATTAGGAAGAAGAATTAAAGAGCTAAGACTACAGAACAGCATGACACAAATGCAACTAGCCAAGAAACTTGGTTATAAGGGTAACTCTCTTGTGGCAGGATGGGAATTAGGAAAGAACTATCCATCAGCAAGTAGTATTAAGAGATTGTCAGAGATTTTTGACACAGACCTTATGAAATATGTCGGTCAAGAAACTCCTGAAATATCTTTTGAAGTAGCTAAGATTCTCAAAAAAGGCAAGGAGATGGATAAATCCTTTATGGATGTTGTTAAGAAGTTAGAGCAGAAAGGTCTAATAAATGAGGAAAATCAGGAAAGTATTTTTAAAGCCATCCTGGATTATAAGTGGGTTGTGTCTACTAGCAGTAGGATTCCTTCTTCACACGAACATGAGGATGCAAGCAAAGATTAATGAATTAGATGAGTCTGTAAAGACTCTCAAAAAAGACTTGAACTTAGAACAAACTCAGCGTAAGGGTGAAGATTATTCCCTAGGAATGAGATTTGATACACTTATTTACTATATCAAAGGAGGACAATGATGGTATATGACTGTGGTAAATATAAGGTTACTCTTAAGAAGGTAATTAGACGAATAGAAGACTTAGATGAGTCTTCTAAGACTGAATGGGTAGTAAAAATTTTAGACAATCTTGGCTGTGATGTTATGTCAAAAATATATCGTGATGGGTACAGACAAGGAAGATTTGATGAAGCTATGGAATGTAGCACACCTAAAGTAGAAATCCCATCTTATGTATCCCATTGGCTTGAATATTGTAAAGCTACGAATATAAACCTAGTGAATGCTCTTAAAGTGTTGAATGTTCACCTATACAACTATGCTAGAATGGCTGATTCTGGTAAGCTAAGGAGTTATTTCTCATCAGATAAAAACCAAGAGAGCTTTATTGTTGCTTGGATTAATGATTATTTTGTTAAGAAGGAAAAATACTACTATGTAGCTGTGCCTGTTGAGCATGGTAGATTTAGACGGTTGTGTATGCTTGCTAATGGTAGTGTAGCATTAGGAGACCATAACTATGAGTCACTTGAACTACTAAAGAAGTACTCAAGACAAGCTACATTTCAACTCACAGAGAAGTTGATTAAAGAATCACCTTTGTCATGGGCTTGGCAGTTTGCTAAAGAATTTGAAGAGTAATATGCAAATGAAGGAGAAGATACCTTATTATATTGCTAGGTATATTGATTACTGTAAAGAGCATAAGCTAACTATTCTAGGTGCATTTGACCCTATTGGTGACTTTGGTGAGTGTTTACTTCCTAAGTTCAAAGGTGATGCACAGAAATGCTTAAGATGGATAAAGAAGAACTCCAATAAGTTTGCTAGTGCATGGGTTAATGGTTACTGTGCTATTGAACCAATTAGATATACTGTAAAAGTAAACAATGTTAGTAGTTCAACCAAGGCACTTAAGTATAAATCAGATTCAAAAGAATGGTTTTTTGGTACGGATTGCCTAGCTGAAAATTCCTTTAGGCGAATGGAGCATACAAGACAAGAGCTTGTTGATGCAGGTTTTGATTGGGTATTCTTCTGTGATGGAGTAACTATTGAGGAGATTTATGAGGACTTATGAGATATAAAGTTGTAGACTATTGTTCTGAAATGAATGAGTACCAAACTGGAACATGTGACTTATGCTTTGGAACGGCTGAGGCAGATGATGGTATCATTACCTTAGAGGATGAAAATTCTATTAATTATGAGATTCCTCTAACTATATGGGTTTGGGGGCATTATAAAATACTCTATATTGATAATGTGATTAAGTTTTCTGCTTGGTTACAAGAACAGGATGTTGAGCCAATAGGTGAAAAGTATCAATGGTCATGGCTTAGAGAGTTAATTAGGTTATATGACATGGAGGAATATGATGAATAGTTTTATAGAGTCATTGGCTAAAGCCTTAAATGTATCTGTGGATGGTATATCTGAGCTTATTGGAAATATTAAGGATAATACACCTCAACTATATGAACAACTTGTAAGAGAATGGGCTTATTATACTATAATGGGTAAAGCCTCTGGAGCTATGTTGATTATCTCAGGTATTCTTATGGCATACACTCTTATTTTTAGATGGAATCTTGAGGTAGACATTGATTGTATCGGTTATAGTGAATTACCAAGTGATTTTACCAAATACCAGTATGCGAAGCTCCTTACACAAAAGAATGTTAAGGAAGCTAGTAAAACTTTTAAATGGTTGTTCATAAGTATAACTATAACAATTATTCTATCAATGGTCTTAGGTATATTTAAGTATATTGTAGCACCTAACTACTCATTCCTTTTAGATGAGATTCTACCAAAGCTGACTAATAAATAGGAGGGACAATGAGATTTAGTGTATCACGGGTAAATACTTACCTAGAGAACCCTTGGGAACATTGGTGTAAGTATATTGCTGAATACAAGGAACTACCTGACCCTGAGCGAACTAAGTATATGGATAGGGGTACAATATTCCACACAGCAATGGAGCTTCTAGCTGAGCATAAAGGAGACTTACCTGTAGACAAGGTTAAGGATATGGCTCTTGAAGTGCACAAACACTCGCCATTCTGTGATGAAGCTAGAGAAACAGGTATCATAGCTATAGAGCGTTATCTAGGTGAAGGAGATACTGTAGACTTCTCTAAGGTTGTAGAGACTGAGAAGAAGATTGAGCTTGATTTACCTAATGGTCATGAGTTTATTGGCTATATTGATGCTGTGATTGATAATGGAGATGGTACTGTGTCTCTTATTGACTATAAGACATATAGTGAAGCTCCACAAGAAGATAAGATGAAATATAGCCTTCAAGCCAACATGTACATGGAGGTTATGACTAAGCTAGGTTATACTGTGAAGGACTTCTCATTTGAGTGTGTAAGCCCTAAGAAGGTTCTAAAAGGTAGAGCCTATAAAACAAAGAGAATTAAGTTCAACTACAATAAATACCGTGGTGAGGATATGTTTGAGCAATTCTGTGAGATTACCACAATGATTGGTAAAAATCCTAACTTGCGTATGTATATTCCACCTGCTAAACGACAACCTAATGTATATGATTATTTTTATAAGGTGTACATTGGGGATGTTACAGAGGATTTAGATGATTTTATTGAAAAAAATTTTAAAAAATCTTCAAAAACCTCTTGACAAGGTAACACGTTTTTGATAAACTATACTTGTGGTGGTAGAGATAATCACTTTAAACCCTCTACAAAATAAATTTAAGGAGGTTAGCAAAATGGCTAACAACACAGAACTACTTATTGCACTCGCTCAAGCACTTGGAATTGATTTTCCATCTGCTCAATCAGAAACTACTTCTGAACCACGCTACATTATCTATGTAGGTAAGAAACCTCGCCGAGTTAAAGCACCATACATTGCTATCAATGCAAATGGTGAACTCTCAGGATTCACAGAAGAAGCTGATGTACTTGGCCATGGAACTGACAAGATTGGTAAATTCACTCTTGCTGAAATTGAAGAACGTTTCCCACAATTTAACCATGAAGCATTCTTGGTAAAAGTGGAAGACTAATGGTTTAGGGGCTACATGGTTAGTCTGTGTAGCCTTATTTAATTATATGGTTAAATTTATCTGGGCACAAGATAAGAGTGGTCTTATTGGTGACAATGGAAAACTACCTTGGTTAAATAAAGCTGACTTAAATTATTTCAAAAACCAGACTACTGGTGGAGTAGTTGTAATGGGGTTAGCTACATGGAAGTCCATTGGAAGTAAGCCTCTTAAAAATAGACTTAACATTGTCCTTACAACTAAGGATGAGATTGATGGATATGATGATGAGAATGTATATCTTGCTAACTCTGTAGAGGAGGTCTTACAGTTTGAAAAAGAAACTGATAAAGATGTTTGGGTTATTGGAGGAGCAAGAACATTCAAGGCATTTGAAAGATTCTGTGAGGAAGCTGTAGTAAGCACTATTGATGGAGATTACACTGGTGATACTTATTACAAAGGCTTAGAGGATAAGCTCACAGATGATAAAATAGTAGTAACAATGAAAGGTGAAGGCTTCACTGCGAAGCACTATAGGCTAGTATAATGAATGATTTTGTAGCTATTGGGTTTGCTGTACTTCTTACATTGATAGCTTTCTTATTAGGAACTGTCTTAAGGTTAAAAGAAAAAGCAAATGATTGTGATTTTCACTTAAACACAATAAGATTTCTTAATGATAAGTTAGCTCAACGTGATATAGATGGTGAGAGAAACTTCAAGGAACTTGTAGGGGGAATTGATGGAGTAACTTCTGTGTCTCTTACATCTAAGCGTTATGTAGAGCTTCTAAAAGCTGAGAATGACCTTGCAGAACTTAAGGAGAAAGTGCTGGAATTAGGCAATGAGTGATAATATGCTTACTTTACTAGATAATGCCCTATTTGTTATCCTTATTCTTGGTGTGTTATA